TCGCTGCACAAGCACAAAAGAAGGGGCATTGCGTTGTCTATTTTGACGCAGAGTCCGCTATTGATCCTTTGTTCCTTAGGAATTCAGGAATAGATATTAATAATGATTTCTTATATATTCAAGCAGTTTCAGTAGAGAAAACGCTGGAAACTATCGAAGATCTCATGACTCAATACCCAGATACTCAGTTCTTATTTATTTGGGACTCAATTGCAGCTACCTCTTCAGAGAAAGACCTTGAAGGTGACTTTAATCCTCAATCATCAATGGCGGTAAAGCCTAGGATTTTTGCCAAAGCATTTCCGAAGCTGATTGTTCCGTTGGCAAATCAACAATGTACAATGCTGGTGATCAATCAGCTTAAGACAAACATTACTTCAAATGTCGCAGAAGCTATGACAACACCTTACATTGCTCCCGGCGGAAAGGCAATCGAATACTTTTGCTCTCTTCGTATCTGGCTTACAAAGCGTAAAGCAAAAGCTTCATTTGTCACTGATGGCACAGGCCTCAGAATAGGATCAGAAGTAAAATGCAAAGTTGAGAAGTCTCGATTTGGTTCTGAAGGTCGCACATGTGGCTTTAAGATTCTGTGGGGCAAAGACGTAGGTATTCAAGATGAAGAGTCTTGGCTTGAAGCACTAAGGGCTTCTGGCTCCTCTCGTTTTAAAGCTGGTGCTTGGAACAAAATTATTGATCGTAACGGTAAAGAATTCAAGTTTCAAAGATCACAGTGGATAGATAAGTTACAAGACGATGAATTTAGATCTGCTGTATTTGATATTATGGATGAAGAAATCATTAAAAAGTTTGAGAGTGAAGGGAAAAACTTTACACTCGAAGGAGAGTCTGAAGAAGGTTGATTCCTGAAAGAACTCGCTGCAAGCCTCGCTCTTCGGAGTTGAGGCTTTTTTTTTATTTTTATACTTGACAAAAACGTAGGTATATGTTATATTAATATTAACTTGGAGGATAAATGAATATTACAAATGAATATGAGAAATTTTGCAACAAGAAAGGCATAACATTTCAGCTAGACGACAATGTTCGTCCGTATGATAACACAACTCTGTTTTGTCCGGCCGGAATGCAACAGTTTAAGGTAAAGTTTCAATCAGAAGATACCGGTACGATTGCAAATGTGCAATCTTGCATTAGATTGAATGATCTGGACGAGATTGGAGATGGAACACATTATCTTTATTTTGACATGATTGGTCTATTTTCTTTTAGAACAATGTCGGTTCAAGAAGCTGTCGATTTTTGGATGGAGTTTGTTGAACAGGAGCTTGGCATTAAAGTTGACTATGTTACAATCCACCCAGATAAATTTGAAGAGTGGAAAAGTCTATATGATAACTACGATGTAGAAGTTCGAGCAGATGACGAGTGCAAATGGACTGATGGACAAATCGGTGGCTACTGCACAGAGTTCTTCAAGGATGATGTGGAGATTGGAAACATTGTAAACCCACTCGGAACATGTATAGACGTAGGCTTTGGTCTCCAAAGGCTAAACATGTTTGTCAATGGAAGAAATGAAGAGACAAAAGAAGAAATCTTAATTCAGACTTGCGAGAAGTTATTGTATTCTGGTTACTATCCTAGCAACAAAGAGCAAGGATATATCTTTCGCAAACTATTGAGAGAGCTTTATCGATTAGGATCGGACTGGGACAATGAACATTATCTCAAAGAGAAAAAGAGACAAGACAAAGTTCTAGAGAACTATAAACGAAACAAAGATAAACCAAAATATCAAAACAAATCTAAAGAATGGTGGTTCGACACCATGGGTGTTGATATTGATTTCATTAAAAGCTTGGAGGATAAATGAAAAACGTAATAATAATTGACGCGCTGAACATGTTCTTGCGCTCTTATGTGATTAGCCCTCACTTAAATAAAAAAGGGTGGCCTGTAGGGGGCACAATTGGCTTTTTAAAGAGCCTTCAAAAGGTTGCTAGGGATTTTAACGCTGATGAGATTATCGTCGCTTGGGATGGCCATGAAGGGTCTCAACGACGACGTTCCATAAA